TCACCAGTTTAAGGGTTTCGGCTTGCGCTTGTTTCCTGCAAGAATGGCTGCGTTCTCTTCCTCCGCCGTGAGAGGTACAGGATTCTTGCGGTTAGTCTCCAGCCACTTGTCAAGTTCATCTTGATAAAGACAGTAACGTTTGCCTGGCTTGGTGGCAGGAATGCTGCCATTGCCAAGTTTCATGTAAAGGGTAGCCATCGGCATCTTCAGATATGCCGATGCCTCCTCCACACTCATAGGTATATGCGTATTCGCCTTGTGTGGCTTGTTCTGTGATTGCAGACTGATGATCATCTGTTTCATGCCCACCACTTCGTCCCGAAGCTGGGCAACGACCATTGGAAGGTCGTTGAAAGTTAATTCCTTATTCATTCTGATACTTTGTTAATAACTGGTGCAAAGGAACAGAATGATGTTTCCGTTATTCCCATCCGTGACAGTCATTTGTCATTCACGAAGGAATAACTCTAACAATGGGGATTATTCAGGATTTTCCTCCGTCACATCATGGAAATAATATCCACCATTGGCAGGCTCGTCAATAGGAATGACATCATTGGAGCATGGTGCTTTCAGGTTCTTCAATGTGCTGTAGTCCAAGCCTTCAAACGGTTTGGGGAACAATGCCTTGACAAAGGCTATTCGCATTGCCATTGTGTAATCACGTTTACCCAAACGTTCTGCGATATTCCACACGAAGTGCCTTAAAGGAATATTCTCAACCGTCTCCTTGAAACGGTTTATTGCTGTCGGGGTATAGTTGGTGTCGTTGCTCCATTCCTTGACTGCCTCAATTACCTTGTACAAATCTTCCTCATACAGAAACCTTGACATGGTACGGTGCACATAGTCAAGTACGGCCCTCGTTCGTTTTTCCTTTATCTCCTGTGCTTCTTTTTCTTGTGCCTCTACACACTTGGCATAGTCCTCATGACTGTATTGTGCTGACTCTGTTTGTGGTAATGTTTGCTTTGGCTGTTCTTGTTCTGTTACTGGCTCTGCTTCTACAACGTTTTTCTTTGTCTTGCTGTTGCTACCAATGGTCATCAGTTCATAGGGATAATTCACCATGGAAATGAATATCGCCCAAAGCAGGATGTTGCTCCCTACAAAGATGATTGACTCGACAAACAGACTTTGGTGAAAGTCATTGCCTACATACATAGCCATGACAAGAGAGATGGCGAGAATTGCAGTACCAACAAAAGCGTAGATGGTACAATCTGAAGTTGTTTTGTTTTCTATCATTATTGTATTCGTTTTATTGTTATTCGTTCAAAAACTTCCACAAAGTTAGATGCAGAAGCATGTAAAAACAGCATTTACGTTCTCTGGCACTCTTTCTTTTACGCTTTATTAGCGTTCTAATATAATATCATACTCTGAATCATACTTGAAACAGCTCGTTAGCGTCAGTTGTTGCTGATTGTTGGTTGCAAAGGTAAGGACGAGGAAAAAGAAAACTTGAAGTGACTCCCAAATACCTATAGTTTTTTAAGGCATATTTGTCAGATTGGTTCTATTCACGACTACAAATAGAACCAACAAAATGAGAAAAGGACTGCTGGAACATAATCTTTCCAACAGTCCTCAACAGATGAAGGTCTTTTTATTTCTTCAACGTAATGCAGCCAATCGAAGCACGTTTCTGAGCATCGGAAATCTTGGCATACACCTCTGTTGTTGCCACATTCTTGTGACCGAGATAACGCTGCACAACCGCAATACTTGTTCCTGCGTCCAACTGGAGACAGGCAAAGCTGTGGCGTGAGCAATGATAGGAGATATGCTTGGTAATCCCTGCATCTTTCAGCCAGTTCTTCAATGGTGCCTGCGTCATGGAGTCTTTGAAATCAGGGAACACCTTGCCACGTTTCTCTGGTGAATAGCCTATCAGTTCCAAGGCTTCCTCACTGATTGGGTTATGCACGATGTCCTTTGTCTTCTGCATTCGTGTAGTGACATACATCACACCATCGCTGCCGTATGGCTGTATTTCCTCCCAAGTGAGTTTCTTAATGTCGCTCTTTCTCAATGCCGTTAGACAAGAGAACAGGAAGGCTCGCTTCAAGGCAGGAGCAGAGCATGGTGTGGATGCCAAGCGGATAACCTCGTCCTGTGAAAGATGCTCCTTGTCTGTCGGAATGGTCTCGATGCGTTCCAGAAAGCCATTCGGATTCTCCTTTATCTTATGGTCACGATAGGCTGTATGGATTGATGCACGGAAAGTTGACCAGTAGTTGGCTGCTGAGTTGATATGTAGTTTTCTGTTCTTATGCAGACCCTGTGGTGCTGTCAGCAGATACTCACGAAATCTGTTGCACAAGTCCACGTTTATCTCACCGAAGGTACACTTGCCTTGCGTGAAGGTACGAAAGTGCATATAGACGTGTTGCCACTTGGAGTTCTTCTTGTCTGCCAGTTTCTTGAAGTAGGCGAGGAAATCTCCTTTCATCTTCTCCTTGTCGAAGAAATCATAACGCTCGTTGACGATAGCCTCGAAGCGACGGCAGCGTATCGCCTCGGCTCTTGCCGTAAGGTTGAGGTTGTACTTATGTTCCATCTGGTTCTTCGGCTTGGCATAGATGTAGATGCCAAGCGACTCATGGCGGATGACTTTCATCGTGCTCTCATCACGATAGCCAGGATAATAGTCAAGATAATAGGACAGCATGTGTCCGTCCTTGATTTTGCGTGTACGCAATGATACGGTCTTGCAAATGTTGCTCATAACTGATATGTATTATTGATGATTATTCGTGGTGAAGTGTATCTTCACGGCTGCAAAGGAATAAAATGATGCATCCGTGACTCCAATTATTCATAGTAACTGATGGATAATGCTGAAATCACTTGTTTTCACAGTCCTTTTGCAACCCTTTCTGCCATTGCTCGCTCCACATCCGTCTTCAAAAGCAGATTCTTTACACCTACTTTTACCTTGCTGATATGATGCACTCTTACAATATGGCAGATGTTGGCACTTGTCAGACCATACAACTGTTGCATCTGTTCGGTGGTATAATAGTTGTCATCGTTCATGAGGTCAGTCCTGCGAAGTTCTTCAAGATGTTCCTTGGAATAATAGGTACGACCATACTCACGTTTGGTGGGTATCTTATGACGGTAGGTGTATGCCCTAAGTGCAGACTTGCTCATGCTAAAGGCTTCCTCCACATCATCAGCTGTTACCCATTCCGTTATGCTGTTGAGGTCAACGGCAGTACCGAAGAACTCATCAATATGTCGTTTGCTGTAATAGTTCTTGCCAGCGATACGGCACATCGGTATCTGGTTGCGCTTGGCGGAGGTGTAGAGCCAAGACTTCTTGACCTTATAAATGGACATCACTTCCTCACCAGAATAATAGTCAAGCACCTCATTCTCCTCTTTCCCTTTTGTCGGTTCCTGGTTTTGTGTTGGCTTTTCTGCTTTTGCCTTTTTACTGGGCTTGCTCTTGCTGGCAGGAATCACACGCTTGTAGGGATTACCCTCAAACATCTTCTCTATATCAGTCTTTCTAACGAATGCCATTCTGCTGCTCAATCTTGATGCCTTCAACTTGCCGTTAGCCACAAGTTTGTAGATATACTGTCGGGTGCATCCCATCAGCACAGCTGCCTTTGAGAATGTAAGATACTCTTGATGTTGCAGATCCATGATTGGCTCAATACCATTAATCAAGTCTTGCTGTCTTTTCTTCCTAAGACGTTTTGCCTCTGCCTGACATTCCTCGGAACAGTATTTCTGCATACCGCTTCTTGGCACGAATGTTTTGCCACAAAATTCACATTTTCTTGTCGGTCTCATACTCTTTGATATTCTATGTTCTACATACTTTGAGTATTTCACCGATGGAGTAAACGGAAGTGAACCATTGACAACCTTTGTCAACCCAGTCTACGATATTACGCTTTTTGCCTATCAGCTTCAAATCTGTCCTCTATCGTAACCACTCGTAAACCCTTGTCAACTACGTTCACGATATGACAAAATAAAAGCTCCGCAAATTCTCCACGGTAGAAATACGCTGCAAAAATATGTGGAAAATCGGGAACTGCCAAAAAGCACTCAGAAAGTGTTAAAAATCAAAGAGTATTGAAAATCAAGACTTTATGGTTAGTTAGTCATAGTAAGTTATGGTTAGTTATAAGGCTCTAAATACAAAATAAGAAATGTTTTGATTGCTTATTCATTTGGTTATTCATTTTTGTGCCTATTTTATTCTAATAAAACGGGGAAATATCTTTTTTTTATTTGGTATTCATCGGTTTTTATAATATTGTAGGGGGTAAATTGTATATAGATAATATTTATTTACTCCCCTGTATTTTTATATATTCTGCTGTAAAATAGTGATTTAACTGTTTTTACCTCCCTTTCCCCATAAAACACGTTTTAGATGGCATTGGCAACCGTAGAATCGCTTGCATCCGAAACACGCCCCGACTTGTCCTGTTTAAGTTGTGTAATTGTCTGTTTGAGCATCCCTATTTCCTCTGCCATTTCTCGAATGGTGGAGTCTTTTTCCCTTAAAACATCCAGAAGCTCCCTAAAATTATTGTTAGCTGTTTCTGGAGGAGCTGTTTCCGTTACTACTGGTGTAATTTTTTCGGCTTCTATATCTTTTAAAAGAAAGTCGTCGATTGATATTCTAAAAAACTTAGATATTTCACATAACAAACTCAATTTAGGTTCTGTATTACCCAGTTCATAGTTTGACATTGTACCTTTTTTGATGCCCAGAAACTCAAATTCATCTAATTTAAGTCCCCTACTCTCCCTTAAATGTCTAAGATTCTTAGAAAAAATACTCATAAATCTAAATTATTTGGATTAATACTTTGTTGTCTAAGAAACTTAGACTATATTTGCCACGTGATTAAAGTTTAAACACGCCCCAAAGCTACAAAAAAGGCTTGAGGTAACAATGAGAATTTGAAAAGAAGCAAAATGGAAGCAAAATTTAAAAAGGGACAAAGTGTGAGAATCACCAAGAGAAATGGTGAGATCATTGATGGTATAGTTCGTGACTGGGATTATAACATTTGTACGTTCGTGCGGGAATATAATATCGATTATATGAAAAATGGTCAGGTTTGGACTGTAATATGTGTTCCGGAGGATGCGATAAAGAAGCTTTAATAATTTTCTCGGGCAGTTAGTTCAGCTGGTAGAACAAACTAAACTCCTATAATGGAGAGGTTATGGTCCGCGGTTCGAATCCGCGACTACCCACTACGATAATTTAAATATTAGATAGTATGAAAGAACGAATAGTTGTAGAATACGGTGAGGTGAATAAAATTGCCGAACTGATGGGCTGTACAAACGTGATGGTGAGTCATGCGCTTGCCTTCCGTAAGAACAGCAAACTGGCCCGTTCCATTCGTAAGCTCGCCATTGAGCGCGGTGGATCCAAAGTAGGTGGTAATCCTCAAAATACAAGTAGCCATGAAAAATGATTTGATGACATTGTTCAGCGACCAGCTACACTGGTTTGCTCGTCTGAAACGAAAACAGCGCTTTTGCGTGCTTTACTTCTGTATGAGTTTCGGGATCCTGCTCTCTATTTTTTTTATTAATCCGCTGCTGGAACTTCTCGTAGTGTTGAATTTCGGGATCTCCGTGCGGCTGCTGAAGAAGCATGTCCCTTTGAATGATTTAGAGGATTGATAATCAAGCTGGGAGATGGAATACTTTGATAATATATTGTGTGTAACTTACAAAGAGTTGCTGGATATAATGCCCAAAGGCACTTTGAATAGCCAGCTGTCCCGAGAAAAACTGGATGTCGTTTCCCGTGGCGGTGGTGAAAATAATCCGGCTCTGTATGCCTATTCCTCCCTTCCCGAAAAGTATAAACGACGTTGGGTTCTTCTCAAAGGAGAACCTGAACAGCAAATGAGACAGGAAATGATTCGTAACATAGTGAAGAAAGACGAGAAGGCCGAGCGCTTTTTTGAGGAGTACCGCTACGACAAGAACGGTGAGATAGTCGCTCTTCCCGTGGATGTGAAGAAGGAATACACCTGGAATGCTTCGGTACTGAACGCGCTGATGGAAGAGTTCAAACGCTTGAGTTCATCCAATAACAAGCTGACCGGTTTCCGCCGTAACCTTTGGGAACTTCTGCTTGTCACGAGTGAGGAATGGCGTCCGGTGTACGGGCACAGCCTTCCGGGCAGTGTGGGGCGTTTGAAAGCCCTGATAAACAAGTTCCGTCCCGACAACTACGGTGTGCTTGTGAGCGGTAAATACGGCAACAGCAACACGCTGAAGATCGAGGAGGACGGCGGGCGTTACCTTGTTGCATTGAAACGCAGCCGCGTTCCGGTTTATACTGACATGGAGATCTTCGAGGAGTACAACCGTGTCGCTCCAGAACGTGGCTGGAAGCCCCTGAAGAGTCCCCGCAGCCTCCGCGAATGGTTCAACAGCCCGCGTGTCGAACCTCTGTGGTACGATGCCGTTTATGGGGAAATGAAGGCACACCAGCGTTATGACCGCAAGCACCGGACCATCCTTCCGAGCCGTCGTGACAGCCTCTGGTATGGCGACGGCACGAAGCTGAACCTCTACTATCGTGACGAGAATGGAAACAAGTGTACTACAAGCGTGTACGAGGTGGTGGATGCCTATAGTGAAGTTCTGCTCGGTTATTACATCAGCGACAATGAGGACTATATCGCCCAGTATCATGCTTTCCGCATGGCTATCCAAACGAGCCGGTACAAACCCTACGAGATCGTGTGCGACAACCAGGGCGGTCATAAGAAGAACGCGGCGCTGGGTCTTTTCTCGAAGATCAGCCGTATCCACCGCCCGACAGCTCCGTATAATGGCGAATCTAAGACGATTGAGAACATTTTCTACCGCTTCCAGAGCCAGGTATTGAAGAAACGTTTCGGTTTCACCGGGCAGAATATTACGGCAAAGAGAGATACAAGCCGTCCGAATTTGGAATTCATCAACGCGAACATCGACTCCCTCCCCACATTGGAGGAACTGAAGGAACAGTATGCCGCCGCCCGTGAGCAGTGGAATTCAATGAAACACCCTGCCACCGGCATCTCCCGGATTGAGATGTACAATACCAGCGTGAACGAGGCTACCGATGCGGTAAGTGTGTCGGATATGGTGGAGATGTTCTGGTACACGACCGAGAAACCGTCGCTGTTCACCGCCAACGGTATCGAGATCACGGTACAGGGAAAGAAATACCCTTACGAGGTTTTCTCCGCCCCCGGTGAGCCTGATCTGGAATGGCGCCGACGTAACACCTACAAGAAGTTCTATGTCCAGTACGATCCTTATGACATGAGCAGCGTACGTCTGCTGTACAAGGATAAGGGCGGAGCGATGCGCTTTGAGTGTGTGGCTTCGTTCCCGCTGATGATCCACCGTGCCCAGCAGGAGCAGACGGAAGCCGAGAAACGTTTCATCCGCGCCCAGCAGGAGGCCGTCATCAACGAGCGTATAAACCGCCAGGTCGTTGCCAAGGACATCGAGTACGAACATGGTGTCGCACCGGAACAGAACGGTCTGCGTACCCCTGACCTGAAAGGTCTCGGAAAGGAGGCGCAACGCCAGATTGACCGTCGCACAAGAAAATACAGCCAGCCGGCCCGTCCTTCCATCGGCCGAGACATGAAAGTCATCAGCAACGTGACATGGGACAGCTTTGAGAAGAAGGAAGTGA